GCCGATAATCGCGCCGAATCCACCGGCGCCGAGTGTACTCCAGATGTCGCTATTGCTATCCGTCATCCCTCGCGCCTTTCGATCACACGATATGTGCGAAGCGACCAAGTCCTTCGCATGAACCGAAATGGAGTTGCCTTCATGAGCCGCTCCTATCTCCTACCCAGCCAGACCGAGACATTGCTAGTCCCGAGATGAACGCCTTGAACAAGGAAGAAGCCTGTTACGATAGCCCATTCGTAGGCGTTATATGGCGCCGGAAGCTTCGGCGCGCCTAACACGGCGGCGCCATAGCAGAATTTAGCCGCCAAGATCGTGTCGATAAAGACGAGGCCGAAGTGAAGCGCCGCTGGAAAACCCGCCACCCACATAACCACTCGGTTGATCAAGTGGCCGTAAACTTGCACCTTCAACGCATTGTTTTGAACTTCCATAGAGAGCGCGGCTTGCATAGTGGCTGCGTCGGCGGCGGCGGCGGCCGCGAAGCCGGCCTGCTGCGTCGTCAACTTGTCTTTCTTGTAGGCGACCCACGCGCTTACAAATGGCGTGATGACGGACCCAAGCAATGCGTTGAGGATCGGAACGACAAGCGCAAGCATCACGCCTCCTCTTTCACGGGATCGGCCTTGGCCGCCGATACGATTCCGACGACATGAGAGATCGTGGTCGCCAGCGCTATCGCAACAGCAACCTTGCCGCCCCAATCGGCGCCGATCACGGGCGAAAGATCGACGCCGCCGAACTCCTGGGCGATCTCCGGAGCCGCCGCAGCGACCATGCCGACGACGCCTACAAAGATGGTCTTCAGCCCCTGCGTCTTTAATCGCAGCCAGGCCCAGAGCGTTTCGGCCTCGGCGATTTTGGCGTCGAGCCCGATCGACCGCCGGAATTCGGCGATTCTTGGCCGAACCCAAAACCACAGCAGCAGAACAAAGGCGATGGATAAGCCTGCAATCCACAACATGATGTTTCTCCGGGAAAAACGGCCGACCAACGAAACGACATTCGCCAAGTGACGCGATTGGCATAGACGAGGAGAACGACCAAACGCCAGCCCGCAGGCGCCTATAGTTCATGGCCAAATGCTAGACGAGCGTGATCAACGCAACCGAGGCGACGTCGGGCGCGCTCACAACTTCGCGGCCTCCTTGAACGCCGTTGCTCGTTGCGACTGGCGCCAAGCCTGCCAGACAATGAGTCCGACGCCGAGACCGATGATGACGCCGATAGCGATCGTCAATCCGAGGTGACCACCACCCGTGTGATGAACGAGCGCGCCTTCTGACGCCGCGGATGCGCCAACGACGCCGCCTACGATGCGACTTTTCACGACAGCGCCGGCTTGCTGCGCCTTGCGCTCCAGGACGGGGCCAGCGGCGGCGCCATGCAGCATCTTGATCGCCAGCGCCTCGCAAGCCGCGACCCGACGGCCCCAACCCAAGCCGAAATGCGGCCAGGTCGAGAGCCCATGCAGGAAGGAAAGTCTTTCCGCGCACAGTTTATGGATCACGGCCTCGGTGGTTCCGTCGCCAAGCTTCGCGCGCATCAATGCCGAAAGCGCCCGTTTTGGACCGGAATTTACGCCGTAGTCGAAGACAACGAGATCCTCGCCAAGACGCAAGGACTCGCCCTTGATCGGAACCCAATAGCCCGCGTGGTAAATTTCGTTCCGCTCCTCCGCTGTCATTAGATAAACATCGCGCCGAGCTGCGCGCTTTGCATCGCGATATTGGTCGTAACGTCCTTGCGTGACGCCATTCAAGGTTCGGCCGCCTGGATCTTTGGGATCATTGCTTCTGCCGCCTTCAAAGCGCAGAACGAATGTCAAACAGGCATCGAAATTGCCATTCGCCATGATTGATCTCCGGCAACAAAAAAGCCGCCCGAAGGCGGCCTGTGCAGATGTTGGTGGGGATTGACGCGCGCTCAGCTCAAAGTGTTCACATCCTCTTCGCGCTCGCGCATATACCTGTCGAATGCGCGCTCAAGCGCCGGCTTATTGCCGGCGAACTCCAATACGCCATAGGTGTTGCGTTTAAGATCCGCGCTGGGGTCGAACCGGTATTTCAGAAACATATTCCAGCGCGGGACATATTTCCGATCCGCCTTACGACCATGAAAGGCATGTTCGATGGTCCCGGGCGCGAAGCCGATCTTCCTGTTGACATGCGCCAGCGCGCGAGCTTCCCAACGCTTGACCGAACTGATGTAAGAAGGATGAGCGCCCAGAGGCATGGATGCATCGGCATGGCCGGCAAGGCCGAGCGCCATATGATGGTCGCCCGACCCCATGCCGCCAATCTCGATCAAACCTCCGAGCTCGTCGAGAACCCGGCGCGTCCACGCCCACGCGTATCCGCTATGCGGATAATCGTAAGGACCGCCATCGCCCTTCCAAAAGCCCTTGCCGCCAGGAGCGACAGGATGGTCATAAAAATACTGCCGAGCAAAAGATCTGTGATGCGCGATATGCTCGTCATTCGGCCCAAGATCATAAGCGTCCGACCATGGCTGGACGACCGGATAAAGCTGCAAGGCATGTACGGTGTCCGCCGCCCATCTGCGCCAACGAAAATGGATATCAGCATCGAGCGTCGCAATATATTGCGCTGTCCGAGGAAGACGCGCTATGCCAATATTCAGAAGACATTCCTTGTTCCATACGAGAGTTCGCGCGCGCACCGGCACATGGGTAATGCCCGGCGTATCGGCGAGATCATGCGGGCGATCGCCATAGGCGCATTCGACGACGGTCACATTAGCGCCATCCGCGGCCCATTGCCGAACAGCATCTTTCGCAAGCCTTATCCGGCTTTCCCATCGATGAGGATTGGCTATCGCCGTGACGACGTAGAGAAGATCCGAACGCATTTTTCAACGCCTTATCATGAGACAAGAACTTTCAGTTCAGCTGCTTGATCCGCACGATCCTCACTCCGGCCCGCGCCATGCCGAGGGCGAGCGCCGCGCCCTCGGAAAGATCGAGACAACGGCCCGTCCACGCGGCGGGCCCGCGATCATTGATGCGTACGATCACGCTTCGCCCATGCGCCGCTACCAGCAGCCGCGCGCCGAAGCGCAGCCTTCGATGCGCGGCGGTCATTCCCTTCGGATCGAAGCGCTCTCCCGAGGCCGTGATCCCGCCGCTTTCGTAGCCATAAAAGGATGCGCGACAGAGTCTGCTCTGAGATGAGCTGAGGTTATCGGCTTGCGCAGCATTGGCGAGACCGATCCACGCGAGAACGCCAATCGGCCAGAACAATAATTTCCGGAACAGAACGAGATCCTCCAACAAAAAAGCCGCCCAAGGGCGGCCGGTTCAATATCTGCGTGGTCGTAACGCGCGCTTTGTGCGTTGTTACGGTTGCCCAGCGAGGATCGCGTTAATCCTATCGCGGAGATATTGCGCGAGGTGCAGGGCGCCGGCATTGGACAGATGCGTGGCGTCCAGGCCGATGTTGAAATCCGAATTGCCGGAGCCGTTCGTCGCGCCTTGGCGCCCTGTTCCGAAAATCACCGGTTGAAGCGCCGTGCTGATGTCGATGTGCCAGATAAGGCTGTCGCCCGCCGCCTGTTGCGCGGCGACCGCCGCCTTGACCGCGTTCTCATTTGCAATATGCGCCGCCGACGGTCCGCCATTCGATGGCGTGCCGACGACGAAGATCGGCTGGCTGAAGCCGGCCGCGCGAATTGCTTGATAAAACCCAAGCGCAACCGCCGTAACCGCCGCGGCCGGCTGCGCCGAATCATTCTGACTGCCTTGGATCAGAATTGCGTGAATCGTCTTGTAGGCGGCAAGGCGCTGAAGTTGTGGAATCCCTCGCGCGACGAAGTTTGTGGAAGCCCCAGCGTTGATATAACCAGTGCCGCCGATCGCATCGCAACTATCGTCCGGCCATCCCATAAGATGCGCCAATGTATGGAAGAAATTCGCAGACGCCGGCAGAATCGACCCCACGCCGTACCCATGACTGTCACAGATACCAGCAACGACATATGAATCGTCGACGCGCGCCGGCTTCTGGAACGAGCCGGTCGCTTCGGTAGCAATATTGTTGAGGCCAACAAATCTCCCCTCGAAAGCGATAATCCGTGACTTTCTCGGCAGATTCGTAAAGTCGAAGGTGATCTGTTGTGAACCAGAATTCGTCGGCGTGAACGCCTGCCCGGCGATAAATTGCCCATCGAGCATGATATCATACGCCATGCTCGTTCCGACGCTGATGCTGGTCAACGCCACTTCGCACTTGACGCCCTCATGCCGGATTTCGAAGCCATTCCAGCCACCGTCCCTCTGAATTCCATTGGCTGGATTCGAAGCCATTGCACCTGTCGCGGGGCCTATATCGGTTGAATAAGTCCACACGGTCGGCGCTAGCGAAACATCGTTGGCCATCCGCACGACTGGGATGCCGCCCCGCCATCTAACCAACGAATTCGCGTCGACGACAGCGGGCGTATGCTGCTTCGTCAACGCAGAATCATGCGCGCTGGCGTGAAGAATGATCGGACATTCCTGTGGACCGACATAATCCACTACAGCCGTTCCATCGCTAATGTTGGCGTCATTGGTCAAAGGCCCGGCGCCCGACGTCGCGGGGAGCCCGCCAGTCCGAACGCGATAGAGGCTTCCGCCATTGCTAACATAGGTTCCCGCGGAATAGGGCTGCCAAAGCCAACGAACGGCGCCATCGACGAATACCGTCCCGGCGGTTACGCCAGACGGCGCGGTCGAGCCGGACGTTCCTGCGACGATGCAAATCCAAAGCTGCGAATTCGCGTTGACGGCATTGCCGACCATATAGGCGGTCGCCGCAGTCCAATTCGGAGCAGCGCGCCAGCCTTGCGCGCCGCGCAATTGCGGGAGCTCGTAGGGATTATTGCCTTTCGCCGAATTCGCCCAACGCCGCATCCTCGCCGCCCATGATTCCATCGGCGCGATTCTGGATCCCAAGCGCGCCATATTCTAGCCCTCCCAGCCAGTGAACTGCTGAAAGGCTACTTGGCCGATCAGGGACATTTGATTGCTGGGAACGCGGACCCCGGACCATTCGAAGCCGTCGCCATTCGGACCGAATGTCGCTGCGCCCACTGCGCCAAAGGAAGCCGTCGCGCCAATCGCCAGGGCGAGGTTTGACGAAGCGCTCTCGTTGCGAAATGCGATATATTGCCGATTTGCATTGACCCCGACAAAGGGAGTCGAAAGGGGAGTAAAGCTTGCCAGGTTCACCGTGGCGCCCGCGCCGCTTCCGGAAGTGGAGACGGAAGTCACTGGATTGTTGACAGGCGCACTGTAGACGCCAGGAGTCGTGACAATCAGCGTCGAGATCGCCATGGCTATATTGAGGGTCGCTCCAGTAAGGCCGCCGCCCGTGACGGGCTCCGCCGTTAAGTTTGCTGGGTTGACGGTGTAATTTCCAGGAACGGTCAACGCAGTGACGCCGGTCAGGATGCCGCCTGCGATTGTACCTGTCGCCTGGAACCTCGTCCCCGTCCCGGTCGTGCCGATCAAGGTCACCGCGCCGTTAGCGCCGCCACTGCCGCCAGAGACTATTGTCGGAGCAGCCGCGACTTTGGTGCTCGCTACCTGCAAGACCGCAGGGGTCACGACATTCGCGCCGGCGGGCATCGTCAAGGTATCGCCGACATTCCATCCGGATGTCCCCGCGGCTTGCGGCGTCGCCGAACCAACCGCGCCTCGAATATATCCAGATCTATCCAAAAGCGCGATGGCGCCCCCGGTGACGACGACCGCATTTGTCGTTCCTGGGACCGCTTGATCGATGCCGAATTTGCCGACGACAGATGTGCCGGCAACCAGCCCAACTGTGCCCCCGGTCTGTTGCATCGAATTGGATCCGGTCGCCGCGACAAGCGCGGCGAGACTGACGTTTGCCGCGCCCTGAAGCGCGGAGGTCGCCGCGCCCGCGGGCAGCGGAAGCGTCGTCGCTGAAATCGGCAGCGGGGCGTGATCGGTCGCCAATGCGACAGAGACGCTGTTGTCGACGATCGCTGGCGCATTCGGAAGAGTATTGATCGTCGCCCCTGCTCCGGGAGTGACGTTGAGAACAGGTAAAGCCATGAGAACTCTCCGAGTTAGGCCGCGAGCGCCGCTAACAGACCGCTATTGTCGGCATTGCCGAAATCCGCGGCTCCCCCCGAAGAGCCGACGACAAATGATCCAGCGCTCGCGTCGATTTCGACGCTGAACGCATGCGGCCCCGATCCAAGACTATCGGCGGAAATAGACCAAGCGCCATCGGCGTCCGCCACGGTGACCCCAGCTGGCGTTGACGAACCATCGAAATAGATTCGAACGCCGATCCCTGCCGGAGAGCCTGCGGGATTGGTCACCAAGCCGCTCACGGCCCCAGATCCATATTGTACGGTTGTTGTTGGAAGCAATGAGCCGGCGAGAACCATCCATCCATTTGCCGCCAGCACCGGCGCATCGAAACTGGGCACTGCGATAGCCGTCCCAGGCGTGCTCGAATACACGCGTCCGTTGACGATGACGCTATTCCTGCCGCCATCGTCGGGCGGCGTCATGAGTTGCCTCTTCATGAGATGGACTCCAGATACGAAAAAGCCCGCCATATGGCGGGCTTAGAACACATTTTTCACCAGCCCCTAACACATGTTCACGCGAAGCGGACGGCCGCTCGCCTCAACAAGGGGCGATTAGGAGGATATGCCGGAGGGCTTCCCCATGTCTCGGATGGCATGAAAGCGTTAGGAAAGCGGCGCGTCGCAAAGCATGTAGTGGATTGCGATGCGAACAGCGCCCGCGACGAATGATCCGCTTGTTGCTGTGATCGTAATATTTGTAGCCGCATAAAATGCGGTGGGCCCCACAACGCCCGAATTGGTCGATCCCGCGCTAACGCCAAGGAGGCCGCCAAATTGGGTCGCGCTCCCGCCAGCTGGCCCGACGCCGTAGGAGGGTGCGCCGCTGATCGCCGTCACCGTGCGCGAAGACACCGCAAATACAATGGCGCGATTGGGAATTTGGATCGTCGAATTGATCGAGACGCCGGAAAGCGCTATCAGCTCCTCGATGACTCCAATTTGTATAGTTGATCCATGCGCTCCAAGCGCAATGGTCGAAAGCGGCGCAAGGGCGATAATCTCATTGAGCTTTGCCGCCGGAAAGCCTCCAGGCGTCACCCCGTCATGCACCTGGACGCGGTTATTCGTCGTATCGACGAGGAGTTCGCCGGCCGCGCCCGTATAAGTCGAAAGAAAGCTCGCGGCTTCGCGACGACGCTTGACTTGAATGCTCATGTTGATGCCAATCCCAGATCTACCACAGTCTTATAGGGGTCTGACGCGAGGCCAAACTCGTCGGACTCATTGACGTCATTGCTCGTCAACCCATAGTCGAGATTCGACCCAACCAACAGCGCGCCGGCCACCGGTCCGAGCGAGCCGGAGCCGATCGGAGTATACGTGTAGGCGACACAGGTCGAAAGATCCTGAACCGCCTCACCGAAAATATTGAAGCTTTGAAACTTCAAATAGAGCGTCGCTGCGACATATGAATCTGGCAATACATATTTGAAAATGGCGTCGTCCAAGCGGACGAAGCGTGCGCCAGCGTTATGAGCCCCAGGCCGCGACCCATAGAGCCCTCGCTGAAGATATGTCAAAGTATAGGAGCATACCCCCGTTAGCGTTGCTGTGCCGTAGGCCAAAAGCTCATTGTCTACGAGAGACAGGGTCACGCCATTCTTGGCGTCCACATTGGTTGCGGATACGAGCGCCCCGGCGCTCTCCGTCAGGCCAACGGCGAGCGCACCCGCCACATCCGGGTTGCCCCCTAAAGGCGCCGCCAGAGGCTCGGTCAAAACACCTTGCCTGGCGGCGCCATACACCTGCCCAATCCGGCTATAGGTTGCATTATCGGACGAAATATTGACAATTGCGCCGCCCCAATTCGGATCCGCAACCCCGCCTGCTCCTCCGGACAGAGCGATCCACACTTGCGCAACGCCGTTTGTCAGCGGCGGTCCCGGTTCGAAGATGATTGGCGGATTGACTGACGCCACCGCAACGCTGCGGTTGATCGGCGAACTCGATCCGGCTTGAACCGGATAAGCAACCGCCGTCGCCGTACCGCCGGGAAAGTCCTCGGCGGAGATGCTCAGGAAGCCTGAGTCATCCTCTTCGATGGCCGTGATCCTGACCGTAGCACGGTCGAGGCCAAGGCCAACATCGGTCAGAGTGACGAGATCCATCGGCTCCAAAAGGCAGTATTCGAAGGAAAGCTTGAATGCGTAGGCATTTCGGATATGGAGGCCGCGCTGCAGAAGAAGTTGCACAGAGACTTGCGCCACAAGTGGGTCGCAAATCTCGCGCGCCGTGACTGTCGACGCCCTGCGCAGTCCATAAAGCTCGATAGCATTTTGATCCCACGCCTCGATCGACGTCGAGTTGTAGTGGTTGGATCTTTGCGAAATTTCCAAGGTTTGCCAATTATGCGCCAGATAGGGATCAGCGCGCGTAACTTGTACCGGATCATCATCTCCATCATGCACGAAATCATCATCAGTCAAATCGTAGACTGGCGCGACATTCGGATTGAAGGTAACCGAGCCGCCAGCAACCAGGGGCCGCGTTATTGTCGCGTCTCCGTAGGGTACGAACTTGAGCCTGCCGCCAGACCAGACAGCCGCTGCGTTGGTCAATTGCAGCCAACGCGTCAAAATGCTGCTCGCGGTCTCGTGATTGACGATCGCCGGCGAGATGGCGAGCCCAGCTGCCTGGCAATAGGTTTGATAGGAGCTACCGCCCGATGATCCTACGAGCGTAGTCGCATCTATACTCGCCGCAGGGAATCCAATCCCGTATTGCGAATTGATCAAGAAATCCTGCACGACGAGCGCAGGATCGGCGTCGTAGCTATTGACGACGCCAGACATCGAAAGAACGCCATGAATCTCGAAATTGAGCGAGGGGAGGCTCGCGCTCGAGCCAAGATCAAACCAAGGCGCCGCTATATAGGCAAGGCCGCCATACGGGAGAGCTTCGCTCTGAAAATTTGCGGTCAGCAGCCCCCATACGTTCTGTGGAGTTGTCCCATCAAATAGGGATAGGCCAAGATTAGCCAGCTCCCCTGTCGACTGCCCGTTCCATACCGTCCCAACGCCTGCGATCGGTCCCTCGCATAGGCCCAGAATGAAGGCCGCGTGATAATCGTAACCGCTTAGCGTCTTGCCGCCGCCGCCCTTTCCGCCCGTTTTCGTAAATTGCGGCTGGGCGCCGAATCCACCCGTCCAGACCAGGTTGAAAGACGTCTTGTTGACTCCATACACGATCGAAATCGGAACGGCGCCGCTTGATGTTTGGATCTGCAGCCCCGTGTATAATGGAACTGAGGCCTGCGGCGTCCCCTTAACGCGAAGAAAACTCATCCGGCCTCCTTCGTCCAAAGGCTGAAATAACGCCGATGCCGCGCCGGATCAGCAAGCTGAAGATTTCTGGCGAGTTCTTCTTCGAACACGACTCCAGCCGGTTGGAACGCGTGAAGAATCGTCAATGGGTCAGCTTTGGTCACCAAAGCTCCATGACTATAACAGCGGCCATACCGAAACACGACAATATCGCCGGGACGCGGCGCCGCGACTTGCTTGAACCGACATTCGACGAACCCGAGATATTTTTCTTCGCTGCGGTGCAGGTGCCAATCCTCGGCGTAGGGCCGTGGGTCCAAGGGCTCGCAAAGCCCCAGATCGACAAACACTCGGACCAATATCATTCCGCAATCGACTCCCGCCCCGCGCACGTCAGCGCACGGATGGTAGGGAGTGCCGATCCATTTGCGCGCCTCGGCGACAACGCGTTCGCGCTGGTTGAATTCAGAATCCATGATCAAACCGCGTAGGTCGATGGCGGCACAAAGGGGAAACCACGAAAATTTCCAAGATTCGAAAACTTCGACTGACAGGCGTCCTTGGTATGATCGCAACCTTGATAGACGAAGAAGGTGTCTCCCACAGCGCACGGACTCAAGAGAGGATAGCCCAGCGTCAAATTGCTCGAGGTTGCAGACTTGACATTTGCCGTCACTCCCGAATTGGCGCCGGTTGTGAAAGTGAGCGTTCCCTGCTCATAGGTCGATGATGAGTTCTCCCAGTTGATGACGGTCGTGGTCGATCCGACGCCTACAATCCCGGTTGCTCCGAAGGCGCTTTTTTCAAGGCCGCACCCTGAATCAAAAAGAACGTGTTGACAATTCGGCGAATAGACGTTGCGGGGCATGTCAATATCGAGCAGAACGAGATCGGAGTTGACCGTGATCTGCGCGGTTGTGCGACCGACGCGATCGACGGTTCCGACACGTCCTTTGAACAAGATCACGCTGCCGATCGGCGGCTCGGTCCATGACAGAAGAAAAGCGCGTTCGCGCTGAATTTCTGCGCCGTCCAGAACGCCAATGCGAATCGCATGAAGGAACGGAGCGCCTCCGAGGATGTCGGTCGATCTCGCCGCCAGCGTTATTTGCTGTTGATCAACGTTGAGACCTACCTCACACTTGAACCTCAGGCCGTCGATCAGCACCGAATTCGCGGCGTAAACATAGCCGTTGAGAGAGATCGGAACATCGGCATTGGTATAGGTTAGCACTAAGCCGGTTCGCAACGTAAACGTATAGCAATCGGCGACAAGCGCGGTTGCGTCGCCGCTGGCGCGCAATTCATTCAGAAAAGATATCAAAGCTGGAGACGCGGCTCTCATGGCTTCACCGACCGGAACTTCAGGCTCTGCACCTGCCAAAGGCCACTCATGAAATTTTCAAAATCGCTTTGATCATCGAGGAATCTACATTGAAAGGCATAGGCGACGTCCGCCGCCACAGTGACGCCGTCTCCTGGCGCGGTTGCGAATGTGAGACTGTTTGGTTGGGCGATTGTCCAATTCGGACCGGCGTGCGTAGCGCCAACATCTGCGAGGCCGATAAGAAATTCCGGAGAGCTGGCGCCAAGAGAATATGATGGACTGGAAAAGTAGACGCCTGAGCCAGGCGCGCCGGCGTAACTCGGCACTTGATACGGACTTTCAACATATAGATAGCATCCGGTCGACGCAGTTGCAGCCATTACAGTTGAAACTGAAACAAGATACCATCCGTTTCCGACATATGCGGCAACCGAGTCCGTAGGATTGAAACTCGCTGCCTTCGCGCCCGTGCTTAGATTAACTTCCAACGACGGAAACGTTACGCCGTTAGGCACGCGAAGTCTGCAAGCGCTACGCTCCGCGGCTTTTACATAGGCGCTAAAAGTAACTTTGGTTCCGACAGGCACGACGCCGATCGTTTTATACACGAAATGCGGCCCGTTCGAACCGTCCTCAGCGAGATGATATTGAGCTTGTTCAACGCCGCTCAACGTAATTCGCGGCGTCCCGATCGCCCATGAAACAGGCTCATTATATCCCCCGAGCGCGCGCGTGAGCGTAAAGTCCGTTTGCGCCCCAGTACCAATCCCAATGCTTTGATCAGCGGCAAAATTGTCAGTCGGATCAATATAGATGAACGCGCCATATTGACCGGCGCATTGAAGATAGAGCCCCATCAACACCTGGAGGCTGTTTACGCCAAGGCCCGGAGCGCTTGAATTCGAAGCGAGGGCATCGAAAGTCAATTCGAATTCATATAGCGGATATGCATAGAACGGCGCCCGCACCTCCCGACCTGATACATGGCTTGCAACCCGCGATGAAAATGTCGGACGCTTATGGACCGACCAGCCCTGCCCTGGAAGCGCCGGAAACATTGGCTTGGTCATTCCTTTACTGTCCTCAGCTTCAAGGTTTGCAGCGTGAAAAGCCGAGCCATGAACTCCTCCAGGTCTTCCTGATCGTCGGCGAAACGACAAAGGAAAGATGAGCCGGCGCCAAGTTCAAGCGGCGCCGGAAAAATGAATGGTTGGTCCTGGCCCTGCATCTGCGCATAGAAGCCAGCAAGCATTTGCAAATCCATGTTGACGCCGCCGCTCCGCAAATGATCGAAACTGATATCTATCTCCCATGTAGGGAGGCGCATTCGCGAAAGACGGGTCGCGCGGCCAGACACATGGTCCGCTGCGTTGGTTGCGAATATTGAATGGTAGCGCACGCTCCAAGATTGTCCTTGCAACGTCGGGAATATGGCGGGCGTCGACGGAGCCGGCGGCGTAGCCGGCATCGGCGCCGAGACGTAAGGCCCTTTGCCTCCAAGCCAGGTGCCCGACCGCCAATTGCCGGCGTCGCCCCATACATCCCCACGCATGGGAAAAACCGGAAAGGGGCGCGCATCCCAGTTCCAGACCGACATGAAACTCGGCTCGATCATTTTCACGCCCGCGGAGGACGTCTCGTTCTTGCCGTCAACAACCCAATATTCGTAGACCGCCTGCAGAGCGAGGAACGCCAGATTCGGGTCGGCGCGAGGTCGAAAGCTCGCGCCATCCACCGGATCCCAGATCGACCAATAGGGGGTTGCGCTCTCCGTCGACTTTGCATCGAAGAAGGCGTTCGGCTGATTTGTCGCGCGATCGCAGCTCGGGAAGCCATATTCGGTGAAGGCGATGGATTTCGATTGCGCAAACCATCGTGTAAAAGGTCCATGCGGAGCAAAGCCGTCGCCTAGTCCATCGTCATAAATAGCCTGGTGAGGATGATTCCACCACCACCTGATCTGCTTGTTGGCAAGCAATTGTTGGTTCGGAAAATAGGGATTGCGTGACTGCGAAAGGCGGTCGCCTTTTGGCAGTGATGTCTGTAGATCCGAGCCGCTCGGGTCGAGGCCGCGTCCCAGATTGTCGCTATCGAAATAGAACCAATTATATTTTTCTCCGCCTTCGATATTTGCCTTGATATAGGCCTTGCTGTAGATTGTCGGAGAGCCACTCAGTCCAAGTCCGTTCATCTCATTCGCTGACGGCGGCCATAACGTCGGCGCGGGGCGGTCCCAGTTCACGATGTCGAGGCCTTGAGCATTCGTTGTCCAGTCGGACAGCGGCATATAATTGTCGATACAGACGAGATCAATGTTTGCATGCGCGTAAAGCTGATCGAGATGCGGCCATTGTCCATTCGCGCCCGGATGCTGATGCCCCATCCACACGGACCAGTCCGCCGCGTAGCTGATAAGGTTGTGCATCCCCTCTATATCTTTCACGAGCGATGCGGCATCGAAAATGGCCCGCACATCGTCAGCGAGCTGGATGAGCCCATCCACAAAGGGATAATCCCACGTGACTTTGCCATCGGCGCCGATGACGCCCGCCTTGGTCCAGGCCGGTCCCCTGATTGTCTCTAATCCGCGGAGCTCCGACCCCAAGAGAAAAAGATCGACGCCTCCGGCAATGACGCAGAGATTGGCGTAATGCAGAATCATGCGACGAAAGGTGTAGTTCGTCGGCGAACCTGAATAGGCGACCGTAAGATTCGTCGCATCGCGGGCGAACTGCTCGGTCGAGGCCGAACCGAGAAACCCTGCGACGGCGTCGCTCGCGGCGATGGAAATATCGGGCGAAAAGGAAATGCGGCCGCGCCAGGGAAAGCCGGGCGCATCCATCAAGACGAAGGGATAGAAAACGACGCGAAAGCCTCGCGCCTTCAAGTCCCGAATGCACCGAACAATTGACTGATCGGAAGGCGTGCCGCCGTAGTTGAAAGCCGCACCTTTGGATGAGATCGGAATGAGGCCGGATGAAACCTGCGTCAGGCCGGAGCAGCGCCAGACATCTGAGACCCAACCTCCATCGGTATATTTTTCGAATGCGCCGCCGATGTAGGTTGTTGATGGATAGATCCTGCAATTCGGGGCGTCGAGCGAACTGCCGAACCATGCAACGACAAGCGCAACCGTCCCGCAATCGGGAAACTCGGATTGCAGCCGGTCGATCGCATAATCGAAGTCGGCCTTAGCTCCCGCCGGGGCGAAGAAAGCGTTGAGCGGCGCGAAACCTGGCTCCCCCGGGCGTTTGCCGCGATAGAGGGCGACATCATAGGTCCACTCCCCGGTAGAGGGCAGAAGATTGACCCCAAGGACAAAGCCCATGGGTCAGACCGCGCCGTTCAGCTTGCTCAGTCCCAAATGCGAGCCCGCGCGCACGCCATCATTGATTGTGCGCAAGATTTGTTTGCCATTATTTCTGAGGAACTGCTTCACGCCCGCCGCATCGATCGCTTGGACATTGAAGTTCAGAGCATGATGAACATGCACCGTTCCGCCGGCCGCGGCGCCCCCGGCGAGCGCGCTGCGGAAGGCCTCGGCTGGGCCGGCCGGCACAATCATTTCGCCCTGGTGGACTTGCGCCACCATGTCGCTCGGCAGGCTCCAGGCGCCGACCGCAAAGGACGCCAGTCCGGACGCCACGCCAAGGACGGTCGCTTGCCCGGCCGCCGCCGGCCCCACCGCCGCCGGTCCCATGACCGGCGACAAAAAGCCGAAGATGCCGGCGAATGTCTCACCCGCCGACGCCGAAATGCTTTTCAGAACGGAGGCAATTGTCGCGGCGTTCGCTCCCGCCGCCGCGGTAGATTCGAGGCCGGCGCGCGCCGACGTTCCAGAAGCGACCATGGCCGTCTTCGCCGCTTCCCCCGCCGCCGTCGCGCTGGTCTGCGCGACGACGCCCGCGGCCCAATCTGCAACCATCCTGACCCTGGCCTGAACAAAGGACTGAACAATCGACAAGGCGACCCTTTGAGCCGCCTGCCCCAGCGTCTGATTCCCTTGGACCATGCTCATGATCGAGCTCGAGACGCTCGATCCGATCTGCTCGAAGCTGCGCCTGTAGTCGGCATAGATTTGTTGCGTGACGCCGCGCTCGATCTCCTGCCGTCTAAGGGCCGACTGACTTGTGAGATCCTCGAGCCGGCGAAGGATAGCGCCCTGATCCGTCAGTCTTCCCTGACCGTCTTTTTGGCCGGCGATGAACTGCTGGCGCTCGATGTCTTCGCGCTTCTGTTCTAAAACGAGAAGGCTCGAAAGCTCGTCTTGCCGCGAGATCTGCGCCAGCTGCGCCTGCTCTTTGATGAGCGAGCTCTGCTCTTTCAGCCCGTTCAAAGCTATGGCGTATCGCTCTTGCTCCTGGCGCCGCGCGGCGCCAAGCTCCGCATCGCCTGCCGTCTGTTGAATCGCGCGGTTCTGCGCCGCGCCGCTTGCGTAGGCCTGCGATAGAGACGTGAAGGAGGCGCTGATCTGCGCGGCGCCGTTGCGCAGCGTCCCCGTCGTTGTCTCCACGGCACTCGCCGCCCGCTGCATTCCTCTTTGCAAGTCCGAGACATCGGCGGCAAATCGGATAGTGACGTCATCGGCCATGCGCGGTCGTCCTTATCGAGTATGTGGCTACAATCAAGGGGCGGACCATGAAAATGCGCAGCTAGACGCCCAACGCTCGCCGCGTTCATCCGCGCTCGACAGATCGCACAAACCCGTCGGGAAAGCGCGCGATGAGACCGCCGATTCCACTTGGGTCGCCGTTGTCCTTCGCAGCCGGACGATCGGGCTTGCGCTCGATTCGATAAACGCATTTCAGGATTTCATGCGCTGGCGGATGATCGCGCCAATAGGCCAACAGTTGAAGCACATCATGCAGAGTCATCTCGTCGATTTCCGCAGGCGTGTAGCCGCAACCGGTCATGAGCCTCGCATAGACGACATCGAAATCGATGCGGGCGGGCGCCTTGCCAGCATCCCGCCCGCTCAGGCTTCCCCCAAATTGGGGTCTCCGACCGATGATCCTTCGAGAAAGCCGCCAAGCTGCAGGATCGCCGCCATAGCAGCGGCAATCTCGGGCGCCGTCGCCTCGATATCGGCAAGTTGGTCCGCAGAGTCCGAATGATCGCGGCGCAGCGCGATCGCAACAATGGCCATCGCCGCCGCCACATTGCCTTTCGGCTCAGATGCGCCGGTCATGAGGATGGGTTCGATCTCTTGCACTTGGCGCAAGGTCAATGGCCGCACCTTCCATTCCCGGGAGCCGAGGCGGATTGTTTCGCTGCCCGGCCGCATCTCAGGAGGCCTCCGCGAACGACCAGGTCATCACGTTCCCCGCCGCATCGGCGAAACACTGGAAATCGAATTCCGGCATCACGAAGTCCTCGAGCTTTGTGTGAAAACTCAATTTGCTCGACGTGCAATTGTTGAGTTTCAGAGAAATGGCCTGTCCCTGGAACGTCGTGTAGAAGATCGCCTGGAAGGTTGGCGTCGTCCCCAGAAGCTGATTGGCTACCGTGAACTTCTGTCCCGCGCCGCTCGTCGTATATGTGTAGCTCGCCAGCACCGCTTTGCCGGCATCGGCGGAATTGAAGGTATAGACGCCGGCGGC